TTAGCAGGTATTATCAAATATTAATAAAACTAAAAAATTAAATTAAAATGGACTTAAAAAAATTAATGACAGGTGCAAACCCACAAAGCATTATGCTTGAGCAAACCAGAGGTTTGAAGAGCAAGTGGGAAAAAACTGGTCTACTTGAAGGAGTAGGCGCAGAAACTACAAAGCATGGTATGGCAGTAATGCTTGAAAACCAAGCTAAACAATTACTTGATGAAGCAACTCGTACTGGTACTTCATCGGGTTCAGAAGAATGGGCTGGTGTAGCTCTTCCGTTGGTAAGACGTATCTTTGGTAGCATCGCTTCTAAAGAATTTGTTTCTGTACAACCGATGAACTTACCTTCTGGTCTTGTATTCTATATGGATTTCAAATATGGTACAACTGTAGGTAAAGATATTAACAGACCTGTTTCTGCTTCATCTGTATATGGTGATGGCGGTACTTTAGGTAAAGATTCTTTATCACCTGCTGGTAACAAATTGGGTTCTACTCAAGCAACAACTGGCGGTCTTTATGGAGCTGGACGTTATGGTTATTCAATCAATGATACAAACGTATCGGTTGTAATGGCTCCAACATCAGCATCTATCGCAGATATAGATTTCGACTTAACTGATACAGTAGCATCTGCTTCATTGGCAGCAAATAGTTTGAAGAAACTTGTAATAAGTTTACCAGCTGATTCTGACTATAACGCAGTTAGAGGATTTGGTTTAGCTCAATCAGGTTCTACAGTATTGTACCCACAATATACCAAAATTTCTGGTAGCCAAGTAGTATTTATCACTACAGCCGCTAACCAATATATCGCTGGTACAGGTGTTTGGGGACAACTTGGATATTTAACTCAACCTACAGCTGCATCTCGTGGTGATTTTGAAGATAGAGGTAGTGACCTTCCTATTCCTGAACTTGAATTGGAATTGAAATCAGAGCCAATCGTTGCTAAAACTCGTAAGTTAAAAGCAATTTGGACTCCGGAATTGGCACAAGATTTGAACGCTTACCATTCAATCGACGCTGAAGCTGAATTGACTCAAATGTTAAGTGAGTACATTTCTTTGGAAATTGATTTGGAAATCCTTGAAATGTTACAACAAAACGCTTTAACAACTGAATATTGGGATACTCGTGTTGGATATGAATACACTGCAGGTGTTGGTTTCTCTATTGATTCAAACGCTGCCGCAGCAAGTGCATATACCAAATCTACATGGTTCCAGACTTTGGGTATTAAATTACAAAAAGTTTCTAACCGTATTCACCAATTAACAATGCGTGGTGGTGCAAACTTCTTAGTTGCTTCTCCAAACGTATGTACGATTCTTGAATCAATGAACGGATTTGCAGCTAACCCTGGTAAAGACGCTCTTCAGTTTGCAGCTGGTGTTGCTAATATCGGTGCGATTTCTAATCGTTTTGATGTTTACAAAAATCCATACATGACTGAAAATACAATTTTGTTAGGCTTTAAAGGAAGTAACTTCTTTGAGACTGGTGCTGTTTACGCTCCATATGTTCCATTGATTATGACTCCTTTGGTGTACGACCCAACTAACTTCACTCCTAGACGTGGTGTTATGACTCGTTACGCTAAGAAAATTGTTCGTCCAGAATTTTACGGTAAAGTAGTAATTAGTGGTTTGAACACTCTTTAATAGTATTTTAGAGTATCAATAATAAAAAGGGGGAGTTTTTACTCCCTCTTTTTTTATTTATATATTTATAGGTACTTAAATACTAAATTATGTCTTTAAACTTAAAATGGCCAGGTAGCGGCTCAGCTATAAACGGCCGGACTCCATTTGGCATATATGATACCGATTCGGATTTTCAAAACGAAGGACCAAAAACGGCTGGATGGTGTGCCAAGCGATTAGGATACCCGATTATTGATGTTGAATTAATAGATGAACAATTCTATGCATGCTTTGAAGAAGCAACATCGGAATATTCAGCACAAGTTAATCAGTTCAACATCCGAAATAATCTGGACATGCTTAAAGGTCGTGACCAAGGAACAAATTATACACAAAAATTAGTTGAAGGTTCTTCCGTAGTTACTACATTTAGAATGTCGCAAGCATATGGTTCTTTAGTAGGCGCAGGTGGTGCAACCGATCATCAAAAGGCTTATTTTGATATAACTTCAAGTATTCAAGTATACGATTTAACAACACTGGCACGCGACTCAACAACAGGTGAGTTATTGGATAGTACTAGAATTAGAGATATTGTACGTGTTTATTATGAAGCAGTTCCTGCTATCACTCGTTTCTTTGACCCATATTCAGTAGGCGCACAAGGTACATTAAACTTAATTAGTGAATTGGGGTTTGGCAATTATTCGCCAGCAGCACAATTCTTAATGATGCCTCTTTACGAAGATGTATTAAGAATGCAACAAATTGAATTTAATGACCACATTCGTAAATCAACATTTAGTTTTAATATAGTAAATAATAAAATTACAATATTTCCCGTACCATCGCCGGTTACGCCTATAAAAAGAATTTATTTTGATTACTTTGATAGGCATGATTTTGAAAACGCAGCATCAATAGTTAAAGGAAATGTAGTATCGGATTACTCTGACATCAAATATAATTTTGTAGAGTATTCAAACATAAATGATGTTGGTAAACAATGGATAAGAAAATATACATTAGCATTGGCAAAAGAATTATTGGGTGCTATTAGAGAAAAATATAGTTCTGTTCCAATACCAGATGGCGAAATTAGTCTTGATGGTGCTGCTCTACGAGCTGAGGCTCAAAATGAAAAGGATGAATTGGTTAAACAATTAAGAGAAAACCTTGAAGAGCTTGGTAGAAAAACTCAATTTGAAATCAGAAAGAACGAAGCAGAATATCATCAAGAAATGTTAAGAAAAATTCCATTAAAAATATATGTAGGATAATATGGCAAAATTTATATCGGAAAGGGATGTGGCATTTTTTAAAGGTATAGCTAGAGAAGTAGTTGATGCCGTAGTACAAAATGCGATTGTATTATATAAAGTAAATTTAGCAGATACGCGTGTAAATTTATATGGCGAGGCTATGAATAAAACATGGCATACGGGCGTACAATTATATGCATTGATAAGTAAAGAGCCGGAATCCGCAAGATATGAGGGGTTTGGCCCCGAAACTGATCAGAATATAGAGTTCCGATTGGATAGGTGGATGTGTGAGGAAAAAAATACATATCCTGAAATTGGTGATGTTATATATTTTAATGGAGCTTATTTTGAAATTGATAATACAACTGAAATACAATATAGTGGTGGTTTACCAGAATTTAGTTTCAGTATTGTTTGTCAAACATTTATGGTTTCCAAATCTAATCTTAATATAGAAGAAAGAATAAATTAATATGGCTGAAAATCCTTTAAAAAAATCCGATAGGATATTACAAAAAAAGACTGAAGTAAATGACGTTAAGCAGAGTGTGACTTTGTTTGATGTCGATTATGCTATGATGTCTTATTTAGAAGATGTTGTATTACCAACATTGGATATTAATGGACAAGCTGTTAAGGTACCAGTTATATATGGTAATTCGGAACGATGGAACGGGGCTCGTAGACAGGGAGTATATAGGGATACGCATGGTAAGATACAATTACCAATAATGATGATACGAAGAACGACCATTGCAAAAAATGATGCAATGCCAATGTTAAACCGACACGTATCATATCAAGCCATTAAAAAATGGTCAAAGGATAATAGATACGATAAGTTTGGGTTAATGAAAAAACAGGTACCAAAATATGAAGTATATAATATAACTATGCCTGATTATGTTGAAATAAACTATGAGTGTATGGCGTGGACAAGTTATACCGAACATCTTAATACTATAATTGAATCACTAACTTGGGCATCAGATGAATATTGGGGAGATAAAAAGAAATTTAAATTTAACACAACCATTACTGATTATAATGTTGTAAATGAAGTGGGTGAAGGAACTGAAAGAATTAATCGTGTTGAATTTACACTAAATGTTAGAGCGTATTTACTTCCGGAAAAATTTGATGGAGAGAATACAACTAAAAAA